AGTAATTTGCTTGGTATCTTCACTCTCTAGTGCTAAAACTAGAAGTTTCTCTTCTCTAACTAAAAAAGGTCTATATTGTATAGTCTTATCAGTCGAAGGCAACACCAACTCATAAGTTGGCGTACTAATCTTGGGTAAAGGCATAATCTATGCAATTCTGTATACTTTTATTTAGTGCGTTTATTTAGGATTTTTTTTATTGGAAAAAAGAAAACCTGTACTAATCTATACAATTCTTCTTTAAACCACCCATCTTCATCATATGCACCGTGTAATATATTCGCTGGGTATATTAACATTCTATTATACTTCATCTCTGCAAGGTGCGTCAACCTATGTTCTTCATCATAAAATCCTGTTCCTCCATTACATTCTTCATCTAAATTCAAATATATTAATCCTGCCCAACCAGTATCTTCATTATCCTCTTCCTCTGGATAATCTATATGAGGTTCTATATGATCTTTTGGAGATTGTGTAACATTAACTGAAAAAGGTGTATTTAAACACGTCCACAAAAATGCTCTTGATTGTTCCTCATTCATCCCATATACTTTTGATATAATATCCCTCCATACAGGAAACATATTATCTAAGTACATATTCATATCTATTCTTGTACCTGGCAATCCACCACAAATCCTTGGATTCTTTGTTGAGGGAGTCCTCAAAGCAAGATCCCTTACTTGATCTGGATTCTTATAAAAATCATCAACATAAACTATAGAGATATCATCTACCTTCTCTACCCTAGCATTTAATTTGTCATTGACTGCAAAAACTGAGTCTTCATTAATAAAGTATTTGTTCATGTAAAGGAGCCACTTACATATTGGAATGAATCGCCAACTAGTTTACCAAAATCACCCATCTGTTCAGAATTATTGATAAGAGATCTAAAACTATCAAACTCTGGATTACCAGGAGAACGAGTATCACTACTCGCAACTGCTTCTGCCTGACTCTTAAGTTCTGTTACAAAATACCTTGTATATGTCATTGATACTGTGGTCTTGAGTAACGAATTACCTTCAAAAGTAACAGGTGAAGAACTCACTGCTTTTGGATATGCATTTACAAATCGGTATTCTAGTAGTTTACTAGATGATGTCAATGCTGCACCCATATCCTTCTCAAACTTCACAATCCACAAATCAGTACGATAATTATTAGGATACTGTGCTCTATTAACAATAGTAGGGGATCTTAAATCTTGACCTGCTTCCCCAGTAATCCACTTCATCCATGCATCAAAAAATCTAATTTGAACATAGTCACTGTTTTGAGTAACTAAAAATGTAAAATCTATTGTCTCATCATACATTCTCCTATAAGCATGCCTCTCAGTTACACCCAT